TATAAGTATTAGAAACGCAATATATATGTAATCAAGTATTTTTTCACATTTTTTTATAAAACTTTGTTCTCCTTGTTCTCGCTGTTCTGTTTCTTCTCTCTTTGGGTCTACAACCTCTTCCGCTCTTACTTCTATTCTTACTTCATTTGCCACTGGAACTAAAGTTTGAACAATTTCTACATGCAATGGGTTATCCGCGTAAATCATTTATTAGCTCTTTGTTCCTAATAAATGATTATTGTTCATGTTCAATTTTATATTAGTTAAATGGGGAACCAAATAAAAAAATTACAAATCCAAAACAACATACGAGACATGTTAAACACATACCAAAGCCTTTAATTACATCATAAACACATTTGCTGAAAGAAATTTCTACATTAACAGTATTATTGTTGTTATTGTTGTTATTATTGTTATTATTGTTATAATCAATTTCTGTCAACGATTCCCGCATAAGTTGCCCTATCACTTCTATAAAAACTAATTTTGCTTCAGGAATTTCATCTTCTTTATGCAATGGGTTTTCCACGTCCATTATTTATTACCTTCTTATATGTAATAAATAATTACTTTTATATTTTATTGAGAGACTTTATTAAATATTCATAATCTGGAGTCTCGTCAAATTTCAAATTTTCGCAATAGGTTAAGTATTCAATTAATTCTTCTGGCGTGTTACACCATTGTAAAATACACTGTTTTTGTCTTTTGATATCTTTTATTTCTCTCTTTGTTTGCCACGGAAGACCACCATTTATAATATACAAAATAATGTATGCAACTGAAATTAAGTCATCCCTCCTACTTGGTTCTATACCATTGTGCACATTTACGCTTACAAAATTTGGCGTACCTATAATAGTCTTACCACTTTTAATTTCTATGTGTTTATTATCATTGTCTATGTATTTCTTACATAAACCAAAATCTATAATGTAAACATCGGTTCCATCTTGGTTAAACACAAAATTATCTGGTTTTATATCTCGGTGAATAAGACCTTTCCCATGAATGAAACTCAATATTCTAACTATTTTTTGACCTATGGAAAATGAATCAACGAGAGAAAAAGTTTTTGAAACCAAAGAATCACCAAAAAGTGGCAAAACCATATAATTGTATTCTTCAGTTGAACCAAACCATTTTACTTGTGGAATCCCTACAGTCTTGCCAAGGTATTGATATATTTGTGTTTCTCTCTTCAACATCTTTGTTTCAACTGAAATTGATTCCATCTTGATTGCAACCAGTTCCTTAGTTCTTATATTTTCCGCTTTGAATATTGTCCCAAACTCTCCATTATTAAGTTTTTCTATTAGTTTGTATTTGTTTGCAATTATCATCGCCTCTTTTAATATATTGTATTACTTTTCTTTTTAATATATAACAAACAACATAAACATAACCTAACATAATATATAAAATGGTTAAATTTTGCACAGAGACATACCCCACATCCAAAGAACAACAATACTCTGAATATTTTGAAAAATACTCTTTTCCTTTGAGCACTTTTCAAAAGTTTGCTATTGAAGCTATTGTTGAAGGACATCACTCACTCAGTTGCGTTCCAACTGGTTCAGGAAAAACTATGCCAGCTATTTTTGCAATTGATTTTTTTACCAGTAAAAAGAAAAAGGTAATCTATACTAGTCCAATTAAAGCTCTTTCCAATCAAAAGTATTACGAATTTACCCAGAAATTTCCTGACGTTAGCATTGGTTTGCTTACAGGTGACATTAAAATTAATCCAGAAGCTGACGTTCTAATTATGACCGCAGAGATTCTACAAAATACCTTGTATAGAAAGAAACAGAAGGAAAATCCTAATATGCCAAATGCAAATTCTCTTCTTATGTTTGACATGGACTTTGATAATGAACTCGGTTGTGTTATTCAAGACGAGATTCACATGATTAACGACGCTGACAGAGGACATGTTTGGGAAAGCATTATTCTACTTCTTCCTCCACATATTCAAATGGTTATGCTTTCAGCGACGCTTGACAAACCAGAAAAGTTTGCTCTTTGGATTGAAACTCGTGGCAATGCATTGGAATCAGCTGACATGCAAAAGCAAGTGTACCTAGCTACTTCCAACTTTCGCCATGTTCCTCTAACACACTACAGTTTTATTACTACCAATAATGGAATATTCAAGGCTATAAAAAAAGACAAAGAATTGGAGAAGGAAATTCGGGACACAACAGATAAGCTAATTGTTATTCAAAGCCCAACTGGAGAATTTAATGAACCCAATTATCACAAGGTCAAGAAGATGTTGAACCTCTTTGAAGTAAAGCAGGTTTATGTAAAGCGTTCTCATGTTTTGAATCAAGTGTGTAAATATATGGTTGAACATAACATGTTACCAGCAGTATGTTTTATTTTGTCCAGAAAGCAAATAGAAGTTGCCGCACATGAAATAACAGTACCTTTGTTAGAGGACGATTCCAAGGTCGGGTACACTGTTCGCAGAGAATGCGAGCAAATCTTGCGGTCAAAGTTGCAAAATTATCAGGAGTATTTAGAGCTTCCTGAATATCTTTCTGTTGTGGCTCTTCTTGAGAAGGGAATCGCGATCCATCATAGTGGTGTTATGCCTATTTTGCGCGAGATTGTTGAGATTCTCTTTGAAAAGGGTTACATCAAGTTTCTCTTTGCAACCGAGACTTTCAGCGTTGGTCTGAATATGCCAATTAAAACAGCCATTTTTACAGATGTAAAGAAGTTTGATGGCTCTGGAATGCGTATGCTACATCCACACGAGTTTGTTCAAGCTTCTGGTCGCGCTGGACGCCGAGGTATTGACACTGTTGGGCATGTTATTCATCTATCCAATCTTTTTAGAAATGTTGAATTGACCGAATATAGAACAATGATGCAAGGTAAGCCTCAAACACTTGTTAGTAAGTTTAAGATTTCCTATAATCTATTGCTGAACTTGATTAATATTGGTAACCATGATTACTTGCAATTTTGCAAGCGCTCTATGATTCAAGATGATATAGACTGTAATCTTGGTGCAATTTATAATAAGATGTCAAAGATGGAAGCAGAAATTGACACAATGTTGCAGAGCCTGGAACATCTTAGAACACCACTTATTGAAGTTGAGAAATATTTAAATATGTTGGAAACCCGCAAAACACTTGTTAATAAGAAGAGAAAGGAAATGGATAAGGAAATTCAGAACAGTTTGGACTCATACAGGTTTATTGAAACTGAAAAAAATAGCGTTATTAGATACCAAGAGAAGATATCTGAATTGACTAATTTGAAAAGTCAATTTGTTAAAACCGAGTCTTTTTTGAATGAAAGTGTTCAAAAGATTCTTAAAAAGATGGAACAAGAAGGGTTTGTAAGCAGCGAAGATGGAACAAATGTGCTAACTCAAGTAGGGTTTATGGCAACGCATTTGCGAGAAGTTCATTGTCTAGTCTTTGCAAAATTATTGGAACATAACCGATTTGATGATCTTGACACAAGACAGATAGTTTCAGTATTTAGTTGTTTTACAAATGTTAATGTAAGTGACGATAAAAAATCATTCAGACCTACAACGAGGGATACTATAGTAAAAAATATTATTGAAGACATTACGAAATCATATAATAATTACCAGGACTTTGAAACAGAGAATAATGCATTTACTGGGGTTGACTATACAATTCATTATGATTTGATTGATGCAGTATTAGCTTGGTGCGATTGTGAATCTGCTCCAGAATGCAAGGTAGTTATTCAGAATCTGGAACAGAACAAGGGTGTCTTTTTGGGTGAGTTTGTAAAGGCTATTACAAAGATAAACAACATTTCAGGGGAAATGGAAAAAATAGCCGAAAGCATTGGAAATATGGCACTGTTAAGTAAGTTGAGGGACATTCCAAGAATGACGTTGAAGTTTGTTGCTACGAATCAATCTTTATATGTTTAACTTTATCCGAAACAACTTGTAAATTTTTTAACATTTTTAAGTACAGCTTCTTTAAAAGAAGGTTCTTTGTATTTTTCATAAGCATTGTTGTCAATTACATAAATTCTATATAAATTATGTAACTGAGGTATCTGAGAATAATCTTCAAACACTCCTTGGTTTTTATCCACAAAGTCAAGAAGATTGGTTTTATCAGAATTTGGAATAGTTAATATTTTGCTTGTTTTTTCACAGCGAACAAATATACAATGTATATTTTTACTCTTGTTTGAAGAGAATCCATAGAATAATTTTTCTGGTTTTTTCTCTTCAAAACTAGAAGGAAACAAGACGGAATCAATTTTTTGATGCAAGTCGGCCAAAGATGCGGTTTGAGCTATGGAAAAGCAAACTGGGATAAGTTTTTCAGAATAAATTTTAAATATAATTACTTCTCTATTCATTTTCAATTGAGTCGGTCTTTTTGCCATCATTGTTTTCCTGGCTTCTTTAAGTTCTTTTTTATTATCAATTTTTTTATGAGTTGACTGGGAAGATTGTAATTTTGGTTTGTTATTGAAGGTTCTAGCAGTTTTCAATAATAAATATTTTTGCTTTTATATTCTCAGTGCGAGGTCCACTTTCTTTAAGTCCCTTTAAGAATAATATCTATTTTTGGGAAATATCGAATGGGCAAAAGTGTTTGCAAAAGTCAAAAATGGACAAAAAAAATGTCCAATTTTGGAAAACCCAAGGACTTTACCGAAATGGGAATTTCCCAAAAGTGAATTTACATCATAATGCTCTAAATACAGAAAAAATCATTCAAAAAGTGTTACCATAAAATTTTAAGTATTTTTGGGAAAAAGGGTTTAGCAACTTTTTCTGTAGTCTATATATACTACAAATGACTACAAAAAGTTGCGAAAAAAATGCCTCAAAGTTTCTCTGCGAAACGTGTGACTATTTCACTAGCAAGAAAAGTAGCTACGAAAAACACATATTGTCAGCAAAACATTTAAATGCTACAAATTACTACAAAAATGCTACAAAAAGTTGCGAAAAAGTTGCTAAGTGCTATAACTGCTCTTGTGGAAAAAAATATTCCCATCATTCTAGTCTATGGAAGCATCAAAAAAACTGTTTGGGAGTAAAAAATATACAAACAGAGCAAACTACAATTACAACAGAAAATAACTCAAAATTAGACCACGAATCCCTTATACATGAGCTAATGAAGCAAAATACTGAATTTAAAACAATGCTTATTGAGCAAAATGCAAAAATTATGGAATTGGCAAAGGAGGGAAAGTATATTACCAATAATACCACAAATAATAACAATTTTAATCTCAACTTTTTCTTGAATGAACAGTGCAAAGATGCACTCAACATTATGGACTTTATCAACCAACTCCAATTAAATACAACTGATTTGGATATGGTTGGTCGCGTAGGATACACCGAAGGCATTTCAAAACTTTTTATTAGAGGACTCAAAGAACTTGATATTTTTAAACGACCCATTCATTGTAGTGACCTGAAGAGAGAAGTGTTGTATGTAAAAGATAAAGATGCGTGGGAAAAAGATAATGATGAAAAAAATAAAATGAAAAATGCTATAAAATACGTAGCTGCAAAAAATTTCAAACAAATCAATGAATGGAAAGAAGATAACCCAGAATCTAATGACTACGATTCAAAAAGACACATGGATTATCATCAAATTGTTATTCATTCCATGGGTGGTGCAACAAAAGAAGAGGACGAAAAATACTATAATAAAATTATTAAAAATGTGGCACAAGAAGTAACCATTGATAAGAATGCCAAACAATTAATGTAGTGAGTTATTCAATGTTTAACAAACAACGAATAATATTCTCATAGTTTTTAATTATTTCTCTATGTTTCTCTACATCCAAATTGCAGGAGTCACTTAACAACCCTTCTGCAATTTTATCTAGGGTCTTTATATGTTCAACATATTTATTATCAAAATGCACTCTTTTGCTCTTAGAACGGGTCAACATGATCAATATAATAAATTGTTTAGTTTGTATTTTATTTTCAATTTTAATATAAGCTGAATATTGTAATATAAAAATTTTATATTACAATAGATTAATGAATAATGTCAACTTAACAATATATAACAAGTATTCTGCAACCTATTCTTCTTCGGTATTAGACTTGTTTAAGAGTTGTTTTTTTTTGGGATTATCTATTTTTGGTGTAAATTACTTTAAAAATTCAATCGTTTCTCTCTTGACCATTCCATTTCTATCCTTGATGCTTTTGCGAAGTTTTATGATATTTCACGATTGTGGACACAACTCTTATACACCCAATAGTAAATTAAATTATGTAATAGGAACAGTGCTTGGAACATTTTTACTCTCTCCATATTCATGGAATTCAAAGCATTATCTGCATCATTTAGCAAATGGAAATATTGAAAACAAATATAGCTATCGCTGGTCTGAAACTGTTCAATATACAGTTAAACAGTACACTGAGTTGGATTCAGGATATCAATTATTATACAGATTTTTTAGAGACCCAGTTATGTTTTTTACAGTAGTTCCTTTTTTTCAGTTCTATATAATGTCTCGTTTGTATATTTTTTATTCAAATGGTTATAACTACACAACGCAACAAACTTATATTGATTGCATCATAAATACAGTTGGAGTTATTGTTCAGCAGTATATTTATTATAAGTATTCCATTATTGTTCATTATAATATAGCACTTTATTTAACTGCTATTATAGGATTTATTTTATTTCACAATCAGCATACATTTAACCCAGCATATATAAAAAAGAATTCAGAATGGAGTATGAAAGAATCTGGATTGGAGGGTTCCAGTTTCATAACAGTTCCTAGTTGTTTGAAATACTTTACTATGGGAATAGAATATCATCATATTCATCATTGTATGACCAGAATACCAGGGTATAACTTGCAAGAATGTCACGAATACATGTCAAAAAATACAAAAATGTTTGACAATATTGTTGTTCTTTCCATGAAAGATGTGTGGTGCAACATTTTTCTAACTCTATATGACGAATCATCTGGAAGGTACATTGGATTTACAGAACTTGAAAATAAAATATACTAGAGAATTAGCTGAAGACGAATCTTCTTTTTAAATTTCTCCTCATCGTGAAACAAATATAATTTATAATTACAAATAGAATAATTTTCAATATTATCCCTGAAGGTTACTCGCGAAGCCATTTTCATTTCTGGTAAATATACAACATATTGAAACAATCCATCATTTCTAACAATCTTATCAAAAACATAACCTTTATAACTCTTTTCCATTATTTCAGGACAAGTTGAACACATATGTAGTAAGTTGCAATCATTTTGAATGCGACGAATAGAACGCATTGTTGTATTTATATATTCAAGCTCATCCAACCATTTCCTGTAAAATTTGTTTGCATTATCAGAAAGCTTAATAATCCCTGTGTTTTGTTGAAATTGAATAATATTCAACAAATCAACGAGTCGTCTAATAGGTGATGTAATATGCACATAAGCTTCCATTTCAAGCAAGTCGTGTGAAATTGTTTGACCTTCTTCCAAACAACCAGCATCTATGTATTGGCCAGCGGAGCTATTCCAAATTTTAATAAACTTGCTTACATCTTCTGGTATATTTTCTGGTGGTGAAAAATCCCTCTTCACAATTGTAGAACGGAAAATTCCGTTTTTATTCAGGAGGAGTTCCTTGGCAGTATTGTAGTTCATTAGAATCATAAGATAACAAACGATTTCGTGACTATTTCTGACATTGTTTATGTACTTGTATTTTTTAGATATGGTCTTTGTCAAATCAAACACTGCTTGATAATGTGGATTTTCCAAAAGGGCTGGTTCTTCGTAACAGTAATTTTTATTTACCCTTATTTTGCAATTTGAATATTTAATGTCTGTTATGGTGTCACCGTCAATTAACAGGTCCATTACAAAGGCAAGACGAGTGTGATTGGATTGAAGACTACATAAACAGTCGGACAAAATTGTTGGCAACATTGGACGCTTTCTATCTGGCAAATAAATAGTTGAAATTCGGCGAGAAAATGAATCCCAAAGGTTGAGAACATCCATCCAGATTGTTACATTGGAAATGTATATACTTAACTGCTGTATACCATTATCCAATGTGCGAATGCTGAATGCGTCATCATAATCAAGACTATTGGGCGGGTCAATAGTAAAAATATGCCACATACTTTTGTCAGTTCTGTCAACAATTTCTGGGTATTTATTACTAATACTATCAATAAAAGCATCATGTGTGTGGATTTTGAGAGCTTTAGAAGTATCCTTTGTAAAATTTTGAATTGATGCATTCAAACTTTTACAGTAAAGCTGGTATTCATAAAAGTTGTCCAAAACTTCAACTGAACCAATCATTTGTGATATTACAGCTCTTGGATGTTTATCTTTCCATTCAACAAAATTAAATGTGCAATAGTGGTCTACAAAAACCTTGGAGAACCCTACCTTTTTCATTTCATACGGAATAAGGAAAGTTGGCAACCTTCTATCATCTGGAATACATTTGTATAGTAGCTTTCCATTTTCCGCGCGACCGTACGTCTTACTCCCCTTTAAGACAAGAACCCCTGGTATATTTTTCCCAACGCGAATACTAGAATGCAGAATTTTCAATTCTCGCGTTTCTTTATCGTAAGAAAAAACATCATTTGTGAATAGTTTATGTTCAACTGGATGAAGGTCATTAATTTCAATGTCTTTCAAATCTGTCATGTTGATATAAGTCCATGTGGTGTATCCTCTATCATTAATGTGAACCTTGCACACAGGGTGTGTCATGTTGGGGTGAATTATATTATAATGTCAATATACCTTTAACCCATTATAATATATATAGTTCTTACAATTCAGAGTTGTTGATACTGGTTGTGCTTTCAGCTCCAAGGATTTCTTCAGACTCCACATCTTCTTTTTGAGATTCCAAAACAGGTTCAACGAGAGAAGAAGTTTTTGAATCTTTATTATTCAAATCTTTAATATCATGTTTCTTAACAACTTCTCTCTTGACATTCTGAAGTTGAAGTGCATGCATAGCAATATGGGGGACAATGGCTGCATTGTTCATGTACGTTCTGTATCTAAAACAGGCAATACATGTTTCCTTTTCAAATTGAATACTATACCACCAATAAGCAGGAATGTTTATAGTTTGACCAGGATTCAAGACAATATCTAAGCATTTCATTTTATCAAAATCTGCACTGTATTGAGGTTGAACATTCCACGGGTTAACAGGAGAACGAAACTCAAAATTTTCATAATCTCTCTCTGGATACAAGTATTTTGAACTTTGTGGCGGAGCCAACTTAATAGTTACCTTTCCTTCTGTAACTAAGAAAAAATTTCTATAATTTATTTCGTATCTGAAAGGAGTTTGTGTTTCATTGGAACCCATCATTATATCATAATTACAGTTAGATACCATTGGTGGACGAATAAATGCATCATTGTATTGCATGTGCTTAATAAGACCAGTTTCTTGTAAAAAATCAGAATTATTCTCAGAAAAATAACTAGAACTCTTATCCTCGTCAAATAATTTAGTGGCAGCATGTAACGGTAGTGGCATGTAAATTTCACTTTCATAGTTGGCATCTTTTGCATTTCTTATTTTAATTTCAAAAGCGTTGTAATTGTTTGTAATGTATGATTTATTGACGGATTGGAGAATTTTATCATTATCAAAATCAAAAATAACTGGTTGTCTTAAGTCGCATATCTCATCCAATTTATCTTTTGAAGCTTGGTCTAATTCATACACTTCTAAATCATTTCCAGTTTTAAGATGAAATTGAATATGCAGATAAATGAATAATACGAGACAAAAAATAAAGAATGCAATAAATATTTTCAACATGTCTAATAACTAATAAAAACTCACAATTAATTTTTGCTATTTATACTCACTTTCAACCTTTCCCAAAGGTTGAGCCAAACTGTTTATTCAATTTTTGGTGCAATAAAGAACATAACCGAACTGTTATCTCCTAAATCATACTTTATCTTCAGCGGAATTTCAGCACTAATAGACCATTCAATCTCAGGAGACAACTTTGTAGTAATGCACATTTTATTAATATAGTTGAGACTATATGAGATATCAATAACCTGGCCTTCTGAGATTGAAAACTCTGACAGGTCATCAATAGGAATATTGACAAACATTTCACCATTATCTCCTTTTGAAATTAAATCAATCTTTTCTTCGGTACATTTAATATTGATAACATCTCCAAAAGTTGCCAGTTGTGAAATAAGTTCATTCATCTTTTTGGCCTTGATTGAGAACTCAACGTCATACTCAACGCTGGGAATTTCAAGCAAGTCAGATTCCATGTCTATTAGAGGAACTTTGAAATATTTGTTGAATTCTCCCTTGGCATTTGTTAAATCAATTTCAAGGGAGTCTGCATCTCCTTCATAATGCAATGTTACTGAATCTTGTTCTTGAGCCATGGAAAGAATACTATGCAAAATCTGCGAATTCAAACAAATGTTCTTTAAGTCGTTTTCACAAATCTCATATTTATCAAACCATGTGTTGTAAATCTTTGCGTCAAATAGACAGACGTGGCTGCTATCCATTCCTTGAATATAAGCATGGTCTTCCAAGAAAATGATTGTAACCGTTGAACTTGCCGCTTTCAAAAGTTGAAAGAGAGAAATGAAGATATCGCGTTTAGTCTTTTCTGTTATAGAGAGAAGCATAGTTGTTTGTTTGCAATAAAAAAATGTATTTAATATCTTTCAATTTTTTAATCATAAATCCCACACATCCTTTTTTCACTCTTGATTGGCGAAAACTTTTACCATAGTTCTTTTCCAATCTGTGTCAATTACTGGACTGCATTCACTCAAAATATTTGCAAGCTCTGCAAAATAAATGCTATTCATAACTTCAGGTGCCAGATTCCACTTGTCAAAGTGTCTAGGAGCAACATTTTTAAGCGTTGTAGTATTAAATTCAATAATTTTCTCTCTAATAAGAAGTTGGTCTTCGGGAATAACTTCCAATAGCCTTTCAATAACATATCCAATATTCCTGTAGTTAACTGCCATGGTTAGTATTTTGACATTAAATAAAATTATTATTTTGGAATCAATTTTATTTATCTAACATTAATATAAAAATATTAAATGAATAATTCGCAATGTTATAGATTAGAGCAACACGATTTTTCAGATGGATTTTTGGACCTAGATGCAACTTATATAATTCATTTGGAAGGTAATGGGAGAGAAGAACATGTTATAAAACAATTGGAAGAATATCATCCGACAAATTTAGTTTATATTTTGTACAACAAAGGCTATAAAAAATGCAAAAAGTCTCTCCATTTGAATGAACCTCAAATAGATTTAATAGATGCGTTTCTTTACATATTTAAGGATGCCAAACATAAAAATTATAAGAATATTTTGATACTGGAAGATGATTTTATATTTGATGATAAAATAAAGAACAAACAAACGCAAACAAATGTTATGAATTTTATTAAAAAGAAAGAAAATGAACCCACGATGTACATGTTAGGATGTTTACCCTTTTTACAAAGACCATATGACAAATGTACGAATATATTGACATCAGGTATAGGAACTCATGCGTGTATATATTCGCGTCCTTTAATTGAAGAGGTGTTACAAGAAAATAAAACAGAATTTACGGATTGGGATTACTATACACATTCAAAGGTTATAAGATATATGTATCATGAGCCACTGTGTTATCAATTATTTCCAGAAACAGAAAATCAAAATAATTGGAAGGCATTTTTTGGGCTTACCTATGTTTTAATTAAAATTATAAAGATTTTAAAGTTGAACAAACAAACAGATCCTGGATACACCTTTTTTTATAATTTATCCAAAGCATTATATGCG